CTCCTGCAAATGTTGACAATCAGCCCTCTTGGTTAGGGAATTTGGTTCAACAGCTTGGATTGAGAGTTGAAACTGATACAGCTGTTCGTTCAGTTGCGACTCAGGATATGGTCAATGCATTTTCACGAAACAATTTGTTTTTTGCAACAATTCGATCAGGAGACAAGACAATGAAGTGCAATATTTTCTTTCCCCGCAAAGGAATGGCCCTTTTGCCAGCCCACATTTTTTACGAGGAAAATAAATTGGGAGGGAAGAGAATCAAGGAACTGGAGATTGAGGTATGCAGATCTGACAAGCCTGGTGGAGTTTTTACTTTTCGAGCAGATGACGCTGTTGCAGTTTTTGATGATGTTCTTGATTGCGTTGCAATTTTTGTTCCTAATTGCCCGGATCTTAAAGATCGTAGAGCTTGGCTTCCAAAGAATCATCCGCAAGGAGTATCCATGGCTTCGTTGCTTGTGCGTAAAGGAGGTGAATTTTTGTCTGATGCTATTACAGTAACATGTGGAAAAGTAGCGCACAAATACAGGTCAAACTTACCTGGTGGTTCATACAACACATCTCTTGCAAAAAGTGGGGCATGTATGGGCCTTGTCATAGTTGATGGGAAAGACCCATGCATTCTTGGCGTTCATATTGGTGGTACACCTTCTTCACATTTGGGTATTATGCAGACTATTTTGCGCTCTGATGTTGATAAATGGACTCAAGCTCTTGATGCAAAGGGTTGTTATGGTCTTGCCCAAGCAACTGACTTGCCACAAACTCAATATGGGAGAACGCTCATTTCATCTCCTACTGTTCATCCCCATTCCATTTTTTCAAAGATGAATTCAGAAGCCAATGTAGAGGTATTGGGTTCCACTGCATTGCGCACAAAACAGAAGACTACTGTTTCCAAATCTCCCATTAGCGATCATGTCACTGATGTCTGTGGAGTACCTTGTAAATGGGCAGGTCCGCGTTTGGAGCCCAATTGGAAGGCTTACAATGCAACTCTTGAACATGTCGTTAGGCCAGTGCGACCATTTCCTCCCAGTCTTATGCGGAGAGCTGGAGATGATTGGTTGGATGATTTGATTCCCATTGTGGGAGATATGAAGCCATTGAGTGACAAAGAGTCTGTGATGGGTTGCGAAGGAGTTCGTTTTCTAGATGCTTTACCAATGTCTACCAGTATGGGCTTTCCCCTTTTTGGTAAGAAAAGTAGATATTTCGAGGATGTTGTTGTAGATGGTCAACTTTTGGATAGGGTTCCATCACAGGCAGTAATTGATGAGAGAGAACGTCTTTTGAAATCATGGTGCAATGGGGAGAGAGCATATCCTGTTACCAGTGCCACTCTCAAAGATGAGCCTACTGCAATGGTTGAAATTTCTGATGGACAATGGGAACTTCCAGAAAAGGTGCGTGTTTTCCAATGTTCTGCTGTTGCGATGAGTTTGTGTGTGAGGAAGTATTTCCTTCCAATCGTACGTTTCTTGTCTACTCATCCCATAGAATCTGAATGTGCAGTTGGTCTTAATTGTATGTCGAGTCAATGGGAGGTGTTGATGGAACATGCGTGGCAGTATTCTGAAGATGAGGTTCTTGCCTTAGATTACAGTAAATACGATGCGCGGATGAATTCACAGCTAACGCACTTTGCATGGTCACTTTTCATACGATTGGCTGAAGCGTCTGGTGGTTATACCACAGACGACATTCATATCATGAAGATGATGGTGACTGACATTGTGCATCCGTTGGTGGATTGGAATGGTACTATGATCATGTTGTATAGCATGAACACATCTGGACATAATCTCACCGTTCATTTGAACAGTTGTGCTAATTCCATTTACACTCGCATGGGTTTTTTCCATCATTATCCATCAGCCCCTTCCTTTCGCGAATGTGTTGCGATGACAACATATGGGGACGATTTGAATGGTTCGGTACACCCGTCATTTCGGGATTTCAATTTTGAATCCTACCGTGATTTTCTTGCCGAGTATGGTATGAAAATTACTTTGCCTGACAAGAGTGGTGAATCTCAGCGTTTCTTACCTCGGGAACGTGCAGATTTTCTAAAACGCACTAGTGTATTTATTCCTGAAATTGACACTACTGTGGGAGCATTGGATGAAGATTCGATTTTTAAGTCGCTTCATGTCAATCTAAAGTCCAAGGTTCAGACTCCACGTCAGGTATCAGCCGCATGCATAGAGACCGCGATGCATGAATGGTTTGCACATGGAAGAGATGTGTACATTAGACGGCAACAGCAGATGGAAGAGGTTTGTA